CTTAAAGCCCCAGGAAGAGCTTGTTGTAATATACGAACACGGCCATGTTGCCATCACCATCATCCGCCTCGAAGCCGATCTTGCTGTCTCCTATGTCGAGGCCCATCTCCGTGAAGGTAGAGGAGCGATCGATGTGCTGGATCCAGTTGACGCCGTTCTTCCTGATCGTGCAGTTCTCGAAGTCGATGACCACCACATCGCCCTCGTAAAAACTGCCGAGGATGCGCACGTAGTAGTTGTCCTTGTAGATCTTCGGGTTGACTGCATGCCCTGAGAAGTTGATGGTCACTCTTGGGTAGGTCATGGCGTCACCGTCGTTATTGATCACGACTTCATGATTGAAGTTGAAGATGCCCGCATAACACGGGATGACCTTCTCGGTCACGCTCTCGATGTAAGGGAAGCCGAAGCCTGCACTGATCGAGGCGATGTCCTTGCCGAAGTCGTCCACGCTCTTGAGCATCGGGTCCTTGCAGTAGAACTTGACGGTCAGAGTCATGGGCCTGTGGATGTTCTCAGAAGGACAGGAGAAGCCCTGGAGCTCTCCCTCGATCCACTTGGTCACGCCCTGGTACGTGATGAAGAGCTTGAAGGTGAACTTCGGATTGAAGAACGCCATCGTGGCCTCCCTGATCGGCTGGTTCGCTGACGGGTCCACGCTCTTGCAGGTGATCTGCACATCACGGTCGTCTATTCTTTTGCCGGATAGAAGGGCGCCGTCTCCGACGCCGTTCTTATCGCTATACACTGAGAAGTTCGGGAAGTCTATGCCCTTCAGTCCGTTCGAGAGGATCCTCCAGGTCCCCGTTCCCAGTAAAAAACTTTTGTTATCACTCCGGACGATCCGGATCAAAACCATATTAGCCATTAGATACCTCCTGCCAGTCCGAACGTCATGGTGTTCGCGACTTTTCTCCGGATAGCATCCGGGCTGGTCTGTGTGTCGTAGAAGTTGAACGTCTGGGACGTTCCGAGAGTGCCTTCACCGATGCCGATGTTGGCCGCTACGGTTCCCAGGGTGTTGTTGATAGCTGCCCCGAGACTTCCGCCGTCCATCAGGTCCTCGATGCCGTCGTCAAAACCTGCCACGCACATCTCGCCCAGGTAGCGGAACTTCTTAGAAGGTGAAGAGATACCCAGCGCACTCTTCGCAGCGTCGAACAGACCGGTGGCCAGTCCGCCGACCTTCTCCTTCAGCCAGTCCCATCCTGCAGAGATACCGTTCCAGATACCGTCCACAATGTTCTTGCCGAGATCCTTGGCCGCGCTCACGAGGTTCGAGAGCATGCTGGTGAGTCCTTCCTTGAGCTTCTCCATGAGCTTCGTGCCTGTCTCCTTGAGTCTGACAGCCAGTTCAAGGAAGCCCCTGACGAGAGCCTGCACGATCTGAGGCGCAGCCTTCACGATGGCCACGATGATGGCCGGAAGGTTCTCGATCAGAGCCAGGAACAGCTCCACGCCGCACTCAATGAGCAGCGGGATCGAGTCGATCAGTGCGTTGATGATGCTGTCGATCAGCGTAGGCAGTGCTGCGATGATCTGCGGGAGTGCCTGGATGAGTCCGGTCACGATGCCGAGGAAGAGCTGGATCGCTCCTTCTATGAGCATCGGAAGGTTCTCGATCAGGGTGTTCACTACCTGAAGCACCACGTCAATGATCGCAGGGATCAGAGTCGGAAGCTGGTCAGTGATGCCCTGTGCAAGTGTCAGGAGCATCTGAAGAGCGACCTGCACGAGCATCGGAAGGTTCTGCAGAGTAGCATCCACCAGTCCGGTGATGATCTGCATGCCTGCCTCGAGTAGCTGAGGCAGTGCCTCAATAATGCCCGCGATCAGCTCGTTGATGATAGACATGCCTGAGTCGATCAGTGTCGGAAGGTTCTCGATGATGACCTCGGCGATCTTCATGATGATCTGAGAGCCCAGCTCTAAGAACTTCGGAAGGATCTCTTCGAGCTTGGCCGCGAGCTCATCGATGCCCTGGCCGATCATCTCCATGCCGGCGTCCATATCTCCACCGGAGAAGATCAGCGTCAGGCCATCCATGACCTGAGTCACTGCCGGAAGGAGTTCCGCTGACATGTTGTTCTTCAGTCCGGAGATCGATGTCTGTAGGTTCTGCAGGCTGTCCTTGTACGCTGCCGCCGCCTTGACTGCATCGTCTGACATAACGCCGCCCAGGTCATGGACCTGCTGCCGCATCGCCTCCGTGTCTTCTGCGCTTGTGTTGAGGAGCGCACCCAGCTCAGTCGCACCACGTCCGAGAGTCTGGCCTGCGAGGTATGTCCTCGTGGTCTCGTCTTCTACGTTCTGCAGTGCCGCGATGGTTGCATTGAAGAGCTCCTCCTGGCTCATGTTGGCGATCTGCTCCTGGGATATGCCCAGCTGATCGAACGCCTCCGAGCCAGTCGATGCGGCGTTTGCCAGTGTCTTCATGGATGCCTTCATGGTCTCCATGCTGGTGCCGCAGTGCTGCATGATGAAGTCCCACTCCTGATAGCCTTCGGCCGACATGCCCATCTTCTGGCTCATCTTGTCGATGTTGTCGCCGTAGTCGGCCACCTGCGAGACTCCGTTCGCTATCGTTGAGGTAGCTGAGGCGGCTGCTGTTGTTACTGCCGCAAAGCCGGCAGCCGCTACGCCGAGGCCTGCCTTCGCTACTCCTCCAATACCAGACAGCCCGGTCTTGAGGCCACTGGTGTCCAGTTCTGTGTCAAATAATAGAGATCCATCAGCCCTTGCTGTCACCTCCTTCTGCCATCCGGTTAAATGCCTCGAGCTCCTCTTCCTCCTCCGGGGTGAGTATTGTCTCGAGCGCCCAGGCGTCTCTCATCTCCTCATACGGGTCGATGTTCTTGTTCGTCTGCTTCTCATAACAACGGTAGCCCATCACCTCGTCCAGCTTCGTGCCCTTCAGACCTCTGAAGAGCGCCAGGAACTTGTGCCAGTGAAGCTCAGGCACGTCGATCAGGTCGATGCCGTACTGCTGCAAAAATGCCGCATAGATGAGGTCAGAGTCCACCCTGAAGTCTATGAGACGGGCGTCGCTCGTTCCTCTCACGCTCCTGGGGAGCTCGTTCTTCGGTCTTGCGAACTGAAGGACGTCTCGGATCGGGCAATACACCGGTCTGTCATTTTTGAAAATGTAGTCAATGTTCAGGGGCTCCTTGCTGCGGTGCTCAGCCAGTTCGATCTCGAACCGAAGCCACACCCTGAAATCTGTGTATACAGAAAAAGCCCTGCCATACACCTCGATGGTGTTCGGCAGGGACTTCCTCGTTAGATCAATCACTTCTTGACCGCGTCCGCTGCGTTGAGGATCTGGGTGGCTGCGTTGGCCAGGTTCGTCATCTGGTCGATAGGCATGCCATCAAGAGCACCTCGTCCGCTGGCGTTGACATAATCCTGCACCGGTCTGTTGTAGGCGTCCACGATCTTGCGGAAGGCGATGGTCACTTCTGAGAGATCCACCTCGTTCAGATCTGTGGAGCCGAGTGCTTCCACGACTGCCTCCTTGCCCAGCAAGCTGATGACGCAGTCCAGCACCTTGCGGTACTTCTCACGGGTTGGGATGTTGAGCTCGTCCACTTTCGCGGTCTGCTCGAGCGCCTCCGTGATGGCCAGCGTCTTCTTAGGCAAGTCATAGCTGCGATCGTTTATGATAACTGTGTAGATCATTGTGTTCTCCTCCTGTTTTTACTTCTTAGGCTGCTGTGAATGTAGGCGCGCCAGTGTCTTCGTCGAAGACCACGGTGCCGTTGTCGATCTTGTTGATGTTGATGTCGAAGAGGATCTTCTCGTCAACGGAGTTGAGATCCTTCAGGATCAACGAGCTGTTAGTGCGCCAAGCGTCCACGGGTGAGGTCGCTCCAGCGAAGCAGATGAGGACCTCCTTCTTGATGTCCTCGCCAGTAGGGAGTGACTTAAACATCGTGTAGATGTAATCGAAGGCAGCGTCGCCTGCGTTGGTCTGAAGCTCCTGAGGAAGTGTTGGCTTGTAGTAGGTGACGTCGTCGGTGGGCATTTCGTCCTCGATGAAGTCGCTGGTCACGATGTTGGCGTTGAGAGTCAGATCGAAGATCGTAGACTTGCCGATACGTGCCCACACAGGAGCCTCGTGTGTGCCTGTGTTGATGTAGGGGATGAACTTGTGCTTCTTTAATCTTGTAAGTGACATTTGTTATACCTCTCTTTCACGTGTGTAGGTTATTGCAAGGGACATCTGGAACAGCGTGTCGCTGGATCCTGTCTCCATAGGGTACGGCATGCCGGTCAGCTCGATCATGTTGATCTTGCGACCCCCATCCAGCGCCGGGTATTCATACTCGAAGCTGAAATCGTCCGCCCAGTAGGCCAGCTCCTCCAGCCATGCGTCCGAGTCCTTGCGGTCCTCTTCGCTGACGGATGCCTGCCGTGCAAAAAATTGATAGTATTCGGTGATCTCGTAGCTCCCGTTCAGGAAGTTCTTCACGCTCCTGTTCGGAGACTTGAAGAGTCCGTACTTGTCGGAGCCGTCGGTCACGTGGTTAGTGTCCACGGTCATGTTCTCAAAGAATGAGAGCCACGCCGCGACTGCTGAAGATATGGTTGTGTATGTTTCGCTCATGTCTTTGCTCCTGCGAGTTTTCTCGCGCCGTCAAGGATCTTATCCTTGCCGCCTTCTTCATGGATCGCACGCTCGAACCAGTAGTTCCCACGCCGTGGAGCCTCCTGGAAGTTTGCGGGCATGTAATACCAGCGCCGTGCGTAGGGCGTTCTATACTTGACCTGCCCGGATCCGACCACCGTGTTGATGATCCCAGACTGGATCAGTGTGCCCTGATCGAACGGAACGCAGGGCTCACAGTAACGAAGCACTTCGCTGTCTATGAACTTTTGCACCTCGCCATTCTTGGCCAGGCCGTGAGCGTCCAGGACGCCATCAGGGTCCACCTTCACGCTCTTGAGGTTGAACATGTTCGGCATTAGTACACCACCACCTTGATGTTTTTGAGCAGGTCGCGGTTGCTGTTGTCGTTCACGCTCCGGATGATGCCACTCTTCGGATGAGCTGCCAGCAGATCGGAGAGCCTTGAGCCCTTCACTGTTGTGACTTCATCCTCGAGAGCTCCGAAGAAGATCGCATCCTCCTCCGTGAAGCTTGTCAGGTTGATCTGATCAAGTACCTCTTCCGGGAACGTGATGTTCGCCGACTTGGATGAGGTGAGGCGGCCGGTCATCAGAGACTTGTCGGTAACGTCCGACCACTGCACACCCTCGACGACGGTCCTCGACCAGCTTCCGCCGCTCTTCTGGTAAATTGTAACGGTATCATTAAAAAGTCCCATTAGTACGCCCTCACGAGTCCGGTGCCGGATAACCAGGCCCGGATGTTTTTCTGAAGCTCCTCCTGAGCGTCTGACTGTTTGGCCAGTGCATAGCTCTCAGAGTAGCCATCGTTTGATACGGAGGCCACGCCTGCGCCGGTCTTCTTGCCTGCCGTTGCCTGGTAGTTCACGACCTTGCAGATCGTGTCCATCAGCTGGTCAGCATAGAACTCGGTGCTCCAGTCTGAGCTCACGAGCTCCGCCCATCTGAGCGGCCCGATCACTCTGGCCAGATCCTTCTCGGCGAGCGCTTCGGCCTTCTCGAAGTCGGCCTGCGTGCCTATGGTTGAATAAAGGGAGCTGTAATACTCCCACGATACAAGTGCGGCCATATTAGCGCTCCCTCCTTGTCACTTTTTTGTGGTCTTCTTGGTTGTTTTCTTGGGCTTCTCCTCTGCCTGTGGCTCTTCCAAAACAGCAGGAGCAGGCTCTTCAGCCTGCTCCGTTGTGTTCTTTTTTGCCTCGGCCTCAGGAGCTACCCATCCGATAGTCCTTGCCATAGAGCACCTCCTTAGGTTGTAGCCTTGTGGAGGTAGATGCCTGCCACCTTGTTGTCGTAAGCGTCAGCAATAGACACATTACGATAGCCGAACTTCCACGCATCAGCGTCCTGGTTCTGCTCAGGTGTGATGATCTTAGGCACTACGTGCTTCTCGAACTGGATGACAGCAGGCTTGTGGACGATCATGAAGTTGATGTTCTTTGCGCCTGTTGCCTTAGCGTAACCACCAGCCTCTTCGCCGGATGTCTTGCCGTCGAGCTGTTCGATGGCTGTGTAGAAGCGGCCCTGAGGAACCTTAACTACACCAGCGAACTGGTCGAGCACTGCCTTGCTCTGAGTTGTCTGCATGTCTCTCACGAGACCGAGAAGTGTAGGAGTGATGAAGAGATAACGCTCAGAAGTAGGAACTTCGGCGTCATCCATTCCATCAGCGCCGGCTGCGATTGCAGCGATAACAGCTGCGCCTGTTGCGAGATCTGCAGCTGCGACTGTGCTGATGCCAGACACGCCTGCGTATGCAGCGAAGCGGAAAGCATCGAGCTCAGGTACTACCTTTGTGCGGATGAACTCGCCAGCGAGTCTTCCGAAGGCCACGCCTGCAGTCTCGATGTCGTCCATGCTGTCAACCTGGAACATTCTGCCGCGGTCGAAGTTGCAAGAGACTGACTCGTATGTGAGAGTGACGTCGCCGTTTACATATCCGCCGTTGCGGCTGTAATCAGCGAGGCCGTCCATCTGCATCTTAGGAATGACGAGCTCGTTTGCGTTTGCGCCCTCTCTTACGAGCTCAGAAGCTCCATCGAGGACTGCTGTGAGTGATGCGTTCTTGTATACTTCATCGAGAACGCCGCCGATGTACTGCTTGAATAAAGCGATGTTATTTGCCATTATTTTGATCTCCTTCGTTTGGTGTTGTGGAGAGTCCTGCGGCCGCCCTGATCGATGCCAGGAAGTCGTTGCCACTGGTTCCTCCGGTTACTTTTCCGATTGTGCCGACCCTGCCTACTGGCGCCGGCTGATCTTCGCCGAAGAGCATCTTGCTGTCCTCCGCCTCAGTGAGTGCCTTGATCGCCTTCTCGACGTCTGCCTTCTGGTTCTTGGAAGCCTTGAGGGTGTCCACGTCCAGCAGCGCCTTGATGGCCTTCACGTTCCTGCCCTTCGCCTCGGCGATGGCGTCCTTGACTATCTCGTCGAAGTCACGGTCTGCGATCTGAGCCTTGTAGTCGCTGTCCTTCTTAGCAAGCTGCTCCTTCAGGTCAGCGATCTCGCTGTTGAGCTTGTCAGCGTCTACGTCCTTGAACTTGTCCAGGCTCTCTGTGAGAGTCTTGACCTTGTCCTCGGCAGCAGTGAGCTTGTCCTTCTGCTTGTCGTAGTCGGTGACGGTCTTGTAGTTCTCCTTGACCTCTTTGTCGATGGCCGCCAGCTGTTCGGCTGTGACTTCAAGGCCTGCTTCCTTCAAGATGGTTTCGATGTTCTTCATGCTTATGATCCTCCTAAAATGATTTATTAACCGGACTTTCTCCGGTGGGAAATAGCAGAGGCAGGATTTGAACCTGCGACCTCCTGGCAAGGAACCAGGCGAGCTTCCAGACTGCTCCACTCTGCGCTATGCCACGACCCTGAGCCTGTTGTCCTTGGCTCGGATGCCGACTGCATCGCTAAAATTATGATATTCTGTCGTCTTGGCGCTTATCTTGCGCTGTATTGCCTGAGCGGCTTCTTTATCCTCTGCCACATACTTCTCACGCTTCAATGCTCTGATCTCGCGCTCCATGCTCCTCTGTTCCTGTGTGGCCTTGTAGTAGTCGTACTCCTTGCCGTCGACTTCCACGGGCTCGTATTCAGGAAGAGCTTCGGGGATCTCGCTGATCCCTTCCCAGTACGGATAGAACGTATGGCGGCAGTTGACTCCGCAGATGCCGTTTGCCTCACCATAGCCTGCACCATTCCCGCCATCACATGGCAGCGGATCAGAGAAGGCCGGATATTTGTCGGACTTGCCTGAGAGCGAGAACACCTGGTTCTCAACCTCGGCATGCTCCTCACGAGCTCCTTCGTGCTGTGATACGATGACCAGGTCGCAGTCAGAGCTCCGGGCGTTTGCCTCGGTGATCCTTCCGGCCATCTGGTTGGTCGATGTCCTCACGCACATCCTCGCAGCAGTGTCGAGCTGGTAGCTTCTGCCGGAGGCGTAATCAATGGACCTGAGCCCCGACTGAGCCATCTCTCTGACGACTCTGTTGCACGCCTCATCGAAGGAGAACGTGCCCGTCGCTACTTCCAGGAGAGCTGTGTCGAGCGATCTCTGGTATGCCTTCATGACTCCGGTCGTCCCGAGCTGTGTGCCCTTGAAGCCGGTCGTCTTGGTCAGGTTCTTCAGCTGACCGTTCAGATCCTTCTGGAAGGAGTTGATGATCTGCGTCATGTTGTTGGGCTTTGACAGATCAGCGCCTGCCAGCTCCCACATCGAGAGGTCGTTGTTGTAGGCCATGTCGCCCGCCTCCGCGATCAGCTTATTGCCTGCTGCCTTGGCGTCCTTCACGGTCTGCCTGATCTCCTCCGTGACCATCTGCTTGTATGCCTTGGTGTTCTCGGCCACTTCCTTCATGTAGGCCGGGTCGGCTTTTAATATCTTCATGACTTCCGAGTAGATCTTCGCAGTGGAGAAGCCCTGCTCGTGCATATCGCGGGCCATGATCTCAGCCGTCTCTGTGAGGCGTCCGGTCTTGCGTACCCTTCGCGCTACGTCCTGCAGGACGTTCTTCTCAAGCTGTTGATACAATCCGACGAGGTAGTCATCGGCCAGCTTCTCGATCTGTTCGTCAGTCAGTGCCATGCGTTAGTCCTCCGTCTCGTCATCAGCATCCGGATCCACGCCGTTGATGTAGCTGATCGCCTCTTCTCGTTCACAGTTAAGGCGGGCCATCACGTACTGGATCGTGAACTCCTTGACCTCCGGGAAGCTGAGAGCGTCGGCTCTCATCTGCTCCAGTTTGCTGACCTTGTCCTCAACGTAGCTGTCGTCGAACTCGATGCAGATCTCCTCGTCCATTGTCCAGGCTGTGCCCTTGAATGTGTTGGAGAACCACACGATCGCCTCAACGATGCCCTCGATATAGTCGGTGGCCTCTTTTCTCTGTTTGTTGAGCTCCTGCATCTCGTCCTGGCGTTCTCCGATGTACTGGGTCGCCGTCTGGATCTGAGTGTTCTCGAAGGTGTACTTCTTAGTGCCATATCCGAACATCATGGAGAGCAGTGAGAGCGCAAGCTCCATCGCTTCCTTGATCTGTCCGGTTCTGATCTCCGGGTTGTATTCCTGGATCAGGCTCTTCTGATCCGGGAGCTTCTCGCCCAGGAGGATGAACAGCTTCTTCTGTTCTGCGGTCATTTCAGGCTTGCCGTCTTCACCCTTCTTTACGGTGGCCAGGAGCTCATTGATCAGGAGCAGCTTGTCACCTTTTGAGAGGTCGCCGAAGAGGATGTTCCAGCAGAGATCCATGACCTTCAGCGCCGGGATGGCGTTGTATAACTTAGGCAGGCCGTAGCCTTCCATGTCGTCCAGGTTGTTGACCTCCGCGGTCCTCATGATCGCGAAGGGCTTGACATCTCCGAGCTGGATGAGGATGTGTCTCTCCTCGACGGCCCTGTTCTGATCATCGAAGACGAAGGTCTCCGCTGAGTAGAGGCCCTTCTCGTCTCTCGTAAAGACCACAAGGGTCTGCTCGTTCTTGCCTCTCACCAGATCGGATCCTACGAAGGCACACTCGACGACGTCATCGTTCTCCACGGTCAACGGAGCGATGCCTGCGGCGTTCACGTAATTGATCCGGATGTCTCCACCGGTCACGCTGCCATTGTCCAGGAGCGTCGCATTGTCCAGTCGGATGTATGCGCCCACGGTTCCGGAAGCGCTCAGGCGCTCCAGCTGTTTGCGGTACATCACATCGAAGCGGTTATCGTCCAGGATCTCCTGAACGCCGTCGAACTTGTTCTCGCTCTCGCCTGCGTTGATCTCCACGATCTCGCACAGGTTCGCATCATCAGCGCAGCACCTCTTCGCGAAGTTCAGCTTGTCGAGCTTGATCTCCTGGCCGTTGAGGTTCTTCCTGGTGTGGAAGTCTGTCTCCTCGTTCGTGTACCACTGATCGCACTCTTCGATGATGTTCTGGGCGTTGTCGTTATACTTAAAGCCGAGCCGCTTGAGCTGCTCGATCGCCGCTGTGACTTTTGTCTTGTCGTCCATCAGGGCCCTCCTATCTCTCTAAGTCGATATACTCGACGAAGTCTAAAAAGCAGTAGCAGTCCGCATCATACCAGTCGTTGATGTTTCCCAGGTTCTTGTCCTCTGGTATGTCCGGTTCTTTTGGATCCCACACCAGGGAGCGGAAAGCTCTGCGCACATTCTCGCATCGTCTGTGTATTTTCAAGCGCCCACTGTTGAGCAGGCGGCTCAGTGTTCTCGGTCTGTCGCTGACCTCGTTCTTCCTGCATCCGGCGATGTTGTTGATCGGGAGCCCGTTCTTCTTGGCGGTGCTCCTGAGGGAGTTGATCATCGTCGTGCTGGCCGAGTCCGGGAAGATCCAGTTGATTGGTCCGTACTTGGCGATGCAGCGTTTATAAAATGCCAGCCACTTCTGGCAGATGTCCTCGCTGTCGATGTCGTCGGTCAGCGGAAGCCCATCTTCTTCCAGCGTGATGAAGTTCTTGTACCCGTCGATGTAGCCCCAGAGGACCATCGTCGTCTGCGATCCGTTGCCTCCGAAGTCCACACCCATGACGAACTTCGTGAAGTGCACCTTCGGGATCGGTCTGCTGTTCTTGTCGATCTTGATCCGACCATCTCGATCGAGCTCGAAGATCTCATCGTCATCGATGAGGAACTGCTCCTCGCTGTTAGCGTAGAACTTGAAGACCAGGCCCTCAGCTCTCGCCCATTCGCCCTCAATGAAGCGGTCATAATATACCGTGCCTGCGTACTCCTTCATCAGCTCATCGACGAAGCCCTTAGGGAGGAAGGGGTTGTCGAAGATCTTGTACTGCTGCAGATAGATGTCCGCATCGGAGTCCAGGAACTTCTTGAACCAGTGCTCAGGGTCCGCCGGGTTGCACGTACCATCGAAGCGGCTCCGGGATGTACGGAGTCGGCTCTTGAGCATCTCGAAGACTTCCTGCGCCCAGGTCGTGACCTCGTCGCCGTAGCAGTACTCAATAGTCGCGCCCTGGATCCTGGCCACCTGGTTGACCTTGTCAGCTCCCAGGCAGTAGACCTTCTTGCCAAAGAGCGGGGCTGTGTTGTCTGATCCGATGTCACCCACCAGATCCGGGCCATATATGTCACGCATCGGGTCCAGAATGTTCCTCTGCAGTGTTCCCTTCGTGTTGCCGATCAGGACGATCAGGCCGAGGCCCTTGCAGGCTCTGATCCGCTTCGGCAGCAGGTAAAAATCTAAATAAGTTTTGCCGGAACCTGTCGCTCCGGTCTTCACATTCCACCGGCGTGTGGCGTTTCGCCAGTAGTCGAGCTGCTTCTCTGAGAAGTCCAGGCTCATGACTTGGCCGCCTTCTTGTCGATGGCCTCGATCAGGGAGTCGAGCTTCTTCAGACTCGTCTCATCTGTGAACTGCACCTTGTCGCGCCACTTCTCCGGCCGTCTGTTCTTCAGCCAGAAGATCTGCGCAGTCACATCGCCCTGCTTGGCTCTCTTCAGGAGAGCGTTCTCGACCTCGTAGTCCACGATCTCCTTGCCCTTTTTTAGGGCGTCGTTGATGTCCGGGTATTTGTTCTTCCAGTCGTATAGGGTCGTCCTTCGGATCCCCATGTTGTGAGCTATCTGTTCATCAGTCAGGCCATCTCTGGCCCATCCTTGCAGCAAGATCAGGCCGTCAGTGGTCCGCCAGTACTCGTACTTGCCCTTGGCCATTCTTGCCTGCCTCCTTTACTGGGACCAGTCCAGTCCATACTCGTCGATGATCTCCCGGAAGTCCTCAACGTCGTGCGGCTTAACTATGAACGTGCCCCTCTCACTCTGTCCGATGTGCAGAAGCTCATGCTGCAGCAGGATCCTGATCTGCTCGTCCGTGAACAGCATGCAGTTCACCTCGTAGACTATGATCAGGAAGTCGTAGGGGATAAACGGCGCCGCCCATGCCGGCACCTTCCGGCACTCGCCGAACACTATCTTCCCGTTTGCCTGCTTCTTGAAGTCGCTCGTCAGATACCCGACGGAGATCTCGCTCTCTTCTATCCAGCGAAGTGACGGAACTGTTCGGATCAGCTCTGCGCCTATGTTCGCATATTGCTCAGACTGTTCACAGTGCTCCATCTCTTCACCTCAAAATTGCAAAAAAGGAGCCCGGCTCTCTGCTCCTGCTCCTTTTTCATACTTTTCCACAATGCCATTTTAGCACTGTGGGGACTGTCATGTCAACTTATCGCTTACTTTATTTTGTGTTTATGTAAACTTTTCGTCAATATCTTGTACTGCTTCCCGCTGCCATCTGAAGACGGTGCTCTCCGATCTGTGCACTGCTCTGGCCACATCGGCCCACTTCAGGCCGTCAACATAATGCAAGACGATGCAGCGCCCCGCGTCTTCATTCTCCAGGGACTCGGCCACGTCGATGATCGCCTGACGCTGTTGTCTTTTCAGTGCCTTGAGCTCCTCGATCTCCCGATCAAGCTCATCCACCTCTGCAGCAGACTGGCTCATCCGGTCAGATGGCGACGACTGGACTCTCGGCAGGTCGTACCTGATAGCACCCGGAAGCATCCCCGCCAGCTTCTCAGCTCTCTGTCGTCTTTTTCTCCTGATCTTGGCCGCCGTCTCCTTTGGCGCGGCTAAAAACTCGTAGACCTTGTCCGTCATCCTCCACCTCCAGCTATTTCTCGTTACCCTCCACCATCGTCTCCAGGTCGATGATGATCTTGTCCGTTCCCATGGCGTAGCCGATCTCCCGGTTCGCTCCTATGGACTTCTCCCAGCCCGGCAGCAGGACGATGGCGTCCGCGCTGGCCAGCATATCCATGCAGATGTTCATGTAATCCTCGTACTTCGTATGCTCCGGAGGAAGTACACAGCACAGCTCTGCGGGGTTTATCACGTCAGTGTAGCCCGCCCACCTGAGCCTTGTGACAGCCTCCTGGAAGTTTTCTCTATAGTTCAACACGCCCGTGATCGGGCCTGATAGGTATAGCTTCATTTCTTGCTCCTCCTCTTCTTGGCTGCTGCCTGCTTTAGTCTTACCACTGCCAGACCTGCCTCAGTCAGATCCGGATCCTCGAACCGGTAGCCGTATCTTGTCAGGGCGCTGTTCTCGCCTTTTGTGATCATCATCAGGTTGTCGATGTCGCAGTTCAACTTGTTGCTATCCTTGAAGGTGATCATCATGCCCTCAGGTATAGGGCCGTTGTGCTCTTCCCAGACTGCCCGGTGTAAGAACTCCCACCTCTCCCAGATGGTTCCCTCCATCTGCTTCTTCCTCAGCTTGTAGCCGTCAGAGCTGACCACGATCGTCCCGACTGGCATCTCGTTCACCGGTCTGTCGCCCTTCTTGAACTGTGTGGCGCTGATCCTCTTCTTGATCTCCGCCGCACGTTCTTCTCCGACATACTCCTCCAGCTTTTTCCCTTTGTTGCCTGGCGGATGTCCTTTTTGATACCATCCGGTGACGCCGGACTTGATCCCGTGCCTCTGTCTGAACTGCTTCATGCAGGTGGGTGTCATCTCGTAGCCGAAGATCTCCTTGACTCTCTCGGCCATCTCCTTGGAGCTCACGCCCCAGGAGTTGTCGCGGATGTATTCATACATGCCCTCGGGGTATTTTGTCTGGTACTTCCAGTACTCCTCCTTGGACAGCTGCTTCTTGTAGTTCCGGATGCCGTGGTTGCCTCTGTAGGCCTTCATGCGTCCGGGTGTAAAGTCGGTGCCGAAGGTCTCGTTGACCTTGGCCGCCAGCTCCTGGTCTCTCATCTTCGGGGACCACTCTCTCACGAAGTCCTCGATCTCATCCGGATATTTATAAATCATTTACCAGTCCCCCCCCCGTTGTAAGCATAGGCGGGATCGTGCCTGCTGTCTTGTCTGTGTGGTAGCCATAATCGTCCAGGTGTTTCATGGTCTTGAAGGCCAGCTCACCGTTCTCGATGATCTTCTCCGAGATCTTGACGATGGAGTCTGTCTTCTGCAGTTCCCGATCCAGCTCTTCCGGTGTCAGCTCGTCGTCGTTCAGCCTCTCCAGCTGCTCGAAGAGGTAGTTGTTCAGATCCGTCAGTGTGTTCTTCATGTTCTTGCTCCTTTTCTTGTTACTTGTAGCCCTGCTTCCTGTCTTTCAGGATCCCGATCAGGGCGCTCTGTGTGATGTCCTTCTTCTGCAGGCTCTTCATGACCTGCTCGTCGACTGTTCCCTTCGCGATGATATGGTAGACCATGACCGGGTACTTCTGCCCCTGCCTCTGCAGTCTGGCCACTGCCTGAAGATACTGCTCCAGGCTCCAGGGTAGTCCGTACCATGCCATGATGTGGCCGCCTTCCTGCAGGTTTAAGCCGTAGCCGGCACTGGCCGGATGCGCCAGTAGCATCTTGATCTTGCCCCTGTTCCAGTCCTCGATGGTGGAGTCGTTCTCCAGGAGTCTCGCGTCGTGGAACTTTGCCAGGATCGCATCCTTGTCCGCCTGGAAATTATAAAAGACCAGCACCGGCGCATCTGCGGCCTCGACTATCTCCTCAAGTGCTTCCAGCTTCGCATCATGCAGGTGGATGGAGTTGTGTGCCTGGTCATAGATGAACCCGTTGGCCATCTGCAGGAGCTTCGACATGACTGCGGCTGCATCCAGCGCCACGATCTCATCAGCTCCTTCCAGCTCGATCAGGCTCTCCCTCTCCATGTCCTGGTAGAGCTTCGTGCCCTTCTCACCCATGTCCACCTCGATGGTGTTCTCGATCTTGTCCGGCAGCTCCAGATAGTCCTCCGCCTTCATGGAGACCGTGATGTCCGCGATCCTCTTCGTGATGTCCTCCAGCGCTCCGCGCCTTGGCTCCCACTTATACGTCACGTAGCCGTTGCCATACCCTGGCCGGAACCAGTTGCCCCGGTACGCTGTCAGCGTCCGCCCCAGTCTCTCGCCTCGGTCCAGCAGATACATCTCGGCCCACAGATCCATCAGACTGTTGGCCGCCGGTGTTCCGGTCAGCCCCACGATCCTATCCATCATCGGCCTCATCTTGCGGAGTGCCTTGAACCTCTTCGCCTGGTTGTTCTTAAAGCTCGAGAGCTCATCAATCACCACCATGTCGAAGGGCCACCTGATCCGGTTCTCTTCCAGGTATTCCACCAGCCACACCACATTCTCCCTGTTGATCACATAGATGTCGGCGTTCTTCTTCAGTGCCCGGATCCTGTCTGCTGCAGATCCTAAGATCTTGGCGATCCGCAGGTGCTTCAGGTGGTCCCACTTGGTCGACTCTCTGCTCCAGGTGTCCTCAGCTACACGAAGCGGTGCGATCACCAGGCACTTCTGAACCTCGAACCGGTCGTTCATCAGCTCATCGATGGCTGTCAGGGTGATCACGGTCTTGCCGAGTCCCATCTCCAGGAAGAGCCCAGCGGCTTCATGGGCAAGGATGAACTGTGTCGCCCTTTTTTGATATGTGTGCGGCAAGTACTTCATACCAGTCCACCTCCTTCTTGACCTTCTTCAGGAAGTCCTCGACCTCTCCGGCTCCATAAAGCACCTGGACATCAAACCCCAGCTGCGTCAGCCGTTTGATCTGGACCTTCTGACGTCCGGACAGTCTGCCCGTCTCCGTCTTTAATTCCACGAAGGTGATCCTCCCACCAGGCAGCGCCACGATCCTGTCCGGCACGCCGTCATTACCGGGCGATACGAACTTGAAGGCGACGCCGCCGATGTTCCTGATCCCTTCAGTCAGTTTTTTCTCGACTTCTTTTTCTCTCACTTTGTCCTCCGTGTAAATATGTCAAACAGTTCCCCTATATACCCTTATATATATGTTTTTATATGCTTATATATACATAAAATAAAATATAATCATAATAGGCTATTTACATTTTTACAAAATCGCTATAATGCCTTATTTATAGGGCTTTGAGGGTGTAAATCGTGTTTTGTAAATTTGTTTTTGTTTACACTTTCGTTTTGTAAACAGCTATTTTGAGCTGCGCTGTTTATAGTAGCCCTGCGGGCCATATATCGGGAGCCTCTTCGTGCTCTTTTCTGCACGCTCCCAGCCCAGCTGTGTGAGGATCCTGACGATGTCGTCGGAGTCGCTTCTCTTCTTAGCAGCGGGTGTCATCCTGAAGCACTCGGCCCAGATCTCCATCACGCTGACCTCTGTCCTCTTAATGGTTCCCTTCTCTCCAGTGTCCAGCCAGAAGCGTCGGTCGGTGAGATCCTTCTCATCCCAGTCTGCAGGCAGGAGCTTCTCCAGGTATTCCTGAACGAGGCCGAGCCTCTCATCCTGTTCGAGCGCTCTGATCTGTTTAGATGTCGCGATCTTGTCCATGTCGGCGTCAAGCACCAGGCTCTTGTCATCCAGTGCATCATAATAGAACAGCACCTCGGCCCAGATTTGGCCGACTTCGTCATCGGTAAGCTCCCAGGCGTTCTTCTTGTGGTCTGCAGAGCAGTCGATCGGCCAGAAGCGACGGTTGCCGGTGATGTCCTTCAGGTAGTCCTCCGCGTTGCTGGTTCCTATGAACACGCACCCGCGGCGATGCTTCTCGGTTCTCCGTCCGTATGCCGCGCGATAGATGTCCTCAGTCCTTGAGACGAAGCTCTTCACGCTCTCAACTTCGATCTTGCGCATGCCCTTGAGCTCTGAGATCTCATTGATCCATGTGCCGCGGAGCTTCTCTGCTGCAGTCTTGTCCTTCATATCCTCGAAGCTGAGGGAGTCAGAGAACCAAAAACGGCCCAGCCTGGCCACCAGTGTGCTCTTGCCTATTCCACCGGGACCGGACAGCACCGGGATGTAGTCGAACTTCACGCCCGGGCGTTTTGCCCTCGACACGGCTGCGATCAGCCAGCGCTTCGTCACCTCGCGGGTGTAGTCTTCATCGTCTGCCCCCAGGTAGTCGATGAACAGAGTCTCGATCCTTGGTACTCCGTCCCAGTCAGGGAGCTCGTCCAGATAGTCCCTCACGGGATGGAAGGCTCTCTCCTTGGCCACGGTGATCAGTGCGTCGTTGATGTCGGTACGCTTGAAGGTGTTGTACTCCACGGCCAGATATATGAAGAGGCTGGAGTCATCTGCATCAGTCCACTCCATGAGCTCCTTCTTCCATGGCACCGGTCTCGTCAGCTCCACATACTCGGAGAGCATATTGAAGCGGATGCCTGCAAGAGCTTCGTCCATCCTGAGGATCATGAGAAGGTTCTCGATCGTGGGCTCAACGAGCCCCTGCTTCGTTCTTGTCAGGTCGAGCCTCCACTCGTGCGGCTCTCCCTCTTCTCCTTCAAAGTCATCGGCAGCAGCCGCGTGACGTTCTGCGTCGAAGGTCCTGATGCAGTTCTTGTCGGTTCTGATCAGGTCGATCATGGACTTATATGAAGGGAGCCTCGTCGTCTGTGTGCCTTCATGCGCATCATCATCCTCGTGGCCGAACTTGTGGATCCTCACGAGGTCGAAGGCGTTGAGATCCTGACCGTGCGCCGGATCCGTGCTGTGGTTTGAGTAGCAGAACAGCCCGTCGTCATATATGACGAGACCGCCGAAGGTCGAGCCCTGCGCGTAGGTGTAGCGGTCGTCCTTGTTGTCTGCCTTGGTGTAGACTTCCGGGATGAACGCGGCGATGGCCTCTGGCACGGTGTAGGTCCTGCAGAAGGTTCCGATCGGTCCCTTCTTCTTGGTTGGATCCTGTTGCTTCTCCAGTCGCTTCTTCTGGACCCTGACCTCATCCGGGCACACCGGCCAGTATGAGACGTCACGCCAGTCCGGGTACTTGGCCAGGATCTTGTCAGGATCCAGCACTTTGTCGTCGTTATACTCGAAGACAAACTCCGCATCGCGCGAAGCACTCGGCCAGTACATCAGGCGGCTCGGCTGGAAGGTCGTGCTGTCGAAGTATTCGAGCCCGATCTCCTCGGCCATCTTCCTGGTCAGCGCTTCATACTCTTCAGGATCCACGTCACGGGACAGTGGAGCGATGAGACGGAAGCGGGGCGTCTCCGGTTTGTGTTTGTGGGTTGAATAGATGGCCCAGGCATAGGGAGCCTCCAGCTGCATCGTCTGAACGAAGTCAGCCGGAGCGAAGTCCAGGTCGAAGGTGACAAGGCTGCGGAGCTTTACGGTGTCGGACTTACGTCTTCCGCCGTCGAGCGTTCCGCCTACGAAGCCGCCCACGTCCTTGATCTTGTCCTGCTGAGCCTTAGACATTTTTAAGTATTCGGCCTGCGTCTCCTGTGTCATCGAGACGTTCTTGAGTCTGGCCAGAAGCTCCGACCAGCGCACCTGCTTATTCTTCCAGGCTGTAGAGAAGCGACTGGTGCCTTCAGCGATCCACACGGTCGGGTTATTTTTGAGACCTGTGACGGTCTTTTCTTCCATCTTGATCACATTATTAGCTTGCTGCATCTATGTCCTCCTGTCCGAGAAGAGCCAGGCACTCCCGGATCCTTTTCTCATCTCTCTCCCTGTCCTCGAGGGCGTGTTTGAAGACTCTCACCTTGTCCTCCATACGGTAGAGGCGGTCCTTTTCGGTCTTCAGCTTCTCCCTTGTCTCATCCAGCTGCTTCCTGTAGGTGTTGTTCTTGTCCCCACGCTTGACGTGCAGCTTCACGTAGTCGGCCTGCGCCTTTTCCTGTGCCTTGATCTTGATCACCTCCGACCTCTGAAGACCGGCGGACAGTTCTGCGGATCTCTGTCTTGCCTTTATGTCTTCCGGATCCGGAAGAGCATCGAAGAGCTCGTTCAGGTAGATCAGAAGCTCGGCTTCCAGTTCTTCCTGCTGGTCTGACAGTCTGACGACCTTCAGGAGCTTCTTCAGCCATGCGGCTGTGCACGGAAGCGCCTGATCGAGGCGGATGTTCATGGTGCCATGTCCGCCCTCTGTCATGTACTGGATCGTCAGGACTTGCTCAGTCTTTTCTGTAAAAATCGCACTCATAAGTCCCTCCTTTTAGTGGCAGGCCTTCCGCCCAGTCGATAGGCTCGGCCATTATCTTGTCAACGATCTCCGCGGCTCTTGTGTCTTCTCTTGGCACGTCCAGGATCATCTCATCATGGACGTGGAAGACGATGTTGTAACCCTGAGCAGAGAGCTGCGTCATCTTCTCGGCCAGGCAGTCGCGGGCGACACTCTGCACGATGTTCTCGGTGATCTTTCCGCCATAGGTCTCGCAGCGTTCCCACTTCCTGGTCGTCTGGTTTTGGTTCATATATGTCACACGCGGCCCCATCTCGGACTCCATGACCATCGGATCCCAGAAGGAGATCGGGCGACCGCTTGGCAGTCTTATGATCAGCACCGGAGTCCCTGCGACTCTCTCCATGTAGAACTCAGTGCCCTGCAGAGTCCTCGAGACTCTCCTGGGCTGTCTCCCGGATATAACGGAGACGGCTGCGTTCTGGCACTCCTTCCACATCCTCACGATGGCCGGAGACTCCCGTCTCCACTGCTGGACGATGCCGCTCATCTCTTCCTCAGGCACTGAGCCGGTGGTGTCCATCTGCTTCATGGCTCCGACTGATCCGCCATATCCCAGGGCCAGCTCCGCGACCTTGCCGCGCTGTCTGAGCTCTCCATTGATGCCGTGCTTCACGACCGGGACGTGGTAGATGCGGCTCGCACTCTCGCAGTATATGTCGCCGTCGTTCCTGAAGACATCCAGGCGCCACTCCTCTCCGGCGATCCATGCGATCACCCTGGCCTCGATGGCCGAGAAGTCACTCACAACGAACCGGTTGCCCGGTGATGGGATGAACGCCGTCCTCACCAGCTGGGAGAAGATCGGAGCCGGTTCTCCGAAGAGCATCTCGAGCCCCTCAAAGTCTCCCATCTTGACCAGATCACGAGCTGCATCGAGCTCGTCGTCCGGCATGGTGTTCCTGGCGAGGTTCTGCGGCTGCAAAGAACGCCCCGCCCATCTGCCTGTGTGGCCACCATAGAATTGCATGATGCCCCGGGCTCTTCCATCCGCTCCGGCGATGTCGATCATCGTCTGGTATTTCTTGACGGAAGTCTTCCCGAGTGCCTGGCGGATCTCCAGAACTCTCCGGACGTCCGGATCAAGATCAGGGGCCTGAAGAGCTTCTTCCACGTCATCCTTGCGAAGGCTCTCTGCAGGAAGTCCGTGTTCACTCAGCCAGGGCTTGAGCTGCTGGAGGCTGTTCGGATTGGAGAGTCCTGTCAGTTCCCTGGACTCCTGGAGCAGCTCCTCGCTTCTTAATGTATCGAAGCCGACGATCTTCTCGGCCATGTCCACGTCCAGAAGGACGCCTCGATCGTTTATGATCTGATCGAGTGACCAGAGCGCCTGCTCCTTATCATCGGGACGGAAGTCTCTGAGGCGCTTGAGAATGGCCTGTTCTGTTGCTACGTCTCCGATGTTGTATTCTTTGAATAGTTCCCACTTCTCCGGTGCATTGACGGCTGTGTTCCTGGTTCTGCCGCCGTTGGATCTTGTGGGCTTGCAAGGCTTACAAAAATACTGGATCAGCGCCTTGCCGGTTTTCTTTTTCTGTTCTTCCTCAGACAGTCCGAGCGCGGGGCCGACGTTTTCCAGGGCACGAGGGAGGCCCAGCTGGACCGCCAGGATCATGGTGCAGCGCCACTGATCGGGAGGCATGAGCTGACCGGTGTGTTTGGCCAGACATGTGCGCTCGAAGTTGGCGTTGTATGCTGTCTTAATTACTGCAGGATCCGCAAGGGCTTCCCAGAAGCGCTTATGCTTCGCATAGAGGTCGTCCTTGTCTTCTGCAGTCAGATCCAGGCAGACGATGTCGTTCTCGTCGCTGAACTTGTAACCGATGAGCAGGACTTCAAAGTCCGGGGCCTCGCTGTATGCGTAGGCCCCGTTCTTGATGTCCACAGAGCTATATGTCTCGATGTCGATGCCGAGCTCAATCGAGGAGGCCATCTTCATCCTCAAATTCTCCCTCGAAGTCGTCCTCAGCCTTTGTGAAGGTTCCGCCGAGAGCCTCGCCGTCTTCCTTCTTCATGAGGTTGTTAAGACCTACGCCCACACCGTTGGATCCGGATGCGGAGAAGGGGAAGAAGTTGATGGAAGCGAGACCCCAGTCGCCACTCTTTAAGTCCTCAGCGCTGAAGATCTCCATCTTGTGACTGTCTACGAGGCCCGGCTGTCTCTTGCTGGTAGCATTTAAGAAGTACATGCCCTCGTACTCAGGGTTCTCGTCGAGATCCTTCTCAGTGTCGCCATCTCTGAGGGGGAGCTTGAGGTTCTTCGGAACCTTGCCGCCCCACTTGGTCTTCTGTCCTTCGTCAGTTGCCTCTGCGACTGCTTCCTGGATGAGCTGGAGCGTCACCTTGTCAGACTTAGGGATGAGCAGGCACACGCTGTACTTCTCCTCCTGTCCTGCCTGGGCTGCATAAGGCTCAAACACATGAAGATATGAGAACCTTACCTTGCCCGTGATCACTTTCTTTCCGTTTCTACTTGCCATTTTTCAATTCCTCCTTGTGATTTATTCATCCGCGAAGTCTTCCGCGGCGCTGTTGTTTACTATGGCCGGACGCTTGTCATCTTCCGGTGCGAGCGTTGGCTTGCCTGCAGGTTTTTCAACATAATCGCCCAGGACTTCGGCGAACTGCTTCTTGCCCATCATCTTCTCCATAGCGGAGACGGTGAGGAGCTTGGTCTCATAGAGGAGCGCGTGGTCATATCCTGCGCCCTCACACTGGCGAACGATCTCTTCTTCCGTTCCGGAGTACTTTCGGATGCTTCTGCCTTCGACTACCTTCCAGCCGGGGAAGCTCTCACCCTCCAGGGCTCTCGTCAGGGCTCCATCCTTCAGATCTTCGGCCCACTTGACCAGGCCGTCGACTTCTCCGAGGATCTTGCCGATCTCCTCATGAGAGAGGAGTGCCTTCTTCTTGTATTCCTTCAGGCTCAGGAAGTTCTCGGCGCGTGTTCTGCACTGCTGCCTTGCCGGACAGAACTGGCACCAGCTACCTGCAGCGAAGGGAGCATTGTCTGAGAGTGCGAGCTCGGCGGCAGGCTTGACCTGCTCCTCGCCCCACTTCTTGAGCTCTGCTGCGGGGATCTTGTCGCTCGAGACGTTATCGATGCGCGGCTGGTAGATCGTCATCTTCACCTCGTCGATGTCGTAGATCATCTCCAGCATGGCCAGAGTGCCGAGCGCGTAGAGTCTGAGCTGTGGGTTGCCTTCTGCGAAGACCGGGACGCCCTTGCCATACTTCAGGTCGATGATGTGGAGCGTCTTGCCTCCGATGATGGCCACGTCTGTGGTGCCGAAGCCTTCCGGGATCCAGTTCGAGAGATCGACCTTCTGCTCTGTTAGGAGCTGGGCGCCTGCGTCAGTCTTTAAGGCCTCCGCGTACTCTTCCTGGATGAAGTCAACATACGGCTCCAGGGTTGTGATCATTTCGGCCACACTTCCACCCAGTTCCGGGTGTTCTCCGTAGAACTTCGTGATTTTGCCCTTGTGTGCAGCTGAGACCTTCTGCGTCTTGATCAGCTGCTCTGCAGCATCGTGGGCCAGTGTTCCCTCGTCCGCGTAGATCGAAGACGATGCAGGGAACTGCTCGGAGATCTTCACCGATCCGGGGCAGTTCATCCATCTGTGGGCCCCGCTGCTATTCAGTTTTGCGTGTTTGGTTGGTGCTGCCATCAGATACCCTCCGCGTCTGTGTAGAACTCGTCCAGCTTGTCCGGATGCTTCTCAATGAGCTCGGAGAGCTTCTCGACTCCGTACTTGCCGAACAGTTCCTTGACCTCTGCCTTCTTGCCTGCTTTGAGCTTCTCGGACAGGAGCACCTTGACCTGGCTCTCTGTCACCTTCTTGCCGGCTCCGGCTGTGTAGTCAGGAGCGTGTTCAATGCTCTCTTCAGGTGCCTCTTTTTCTTCGGTTTTTGCCTCTTCCTGAGGATTTTCTGTCTTAGGTGAGGACTTCTTCGCCTCTTCCTTTTTGGCCTTCTTTTCAGCCTCTTCTTTTGCCTCTGCGGCGTTGATGATCTCGGTGGTCTTCTTGGCCGACTCGTTCAGCTCCTCCTTCGTGAGGGGCTTCTTCTCTTCTGTGAGGCCAGCGATCCAGACACGGCTCGCGAACTCATTGACCTCTTCTAAGTTGTTAAAAGTCACTGTTATTTGCATTTTGCGGTTCCTCCTTTTCTCATTTAGCTTGTGACTTGTGGAACATGTTCTTCAGCCCTGCCAGGATGCCCTGGCTCTTCTTGGCCGATCTTACTGCGGCATAGGCGGCCGACTGTCTTGCAAAACTTCCGGCCATCACTGCCTGCTGCTGATAGCTTCTGTGGCTACGCTGTGCGTGTTTTATTCGTCCAGCCATGTGCAACTCCTCCCTTCTTCATGGTCTTGTGTTATGTAGAACGCCAGGTCGCAGATGTTCAGAGCGTACTCGCTCGGCGAGTGCTCCAGCTTCTTGTAGGCCTCGGCGTTGCTATCGCCGTTATATGTCATAAGTACCCAGTACGGGTCGTTGTAAGTGTCAAAGAGCTCCCTCAGATAGTCCGCGGCCACTGCCATGCTGCCGTTCACTGTCCAGAGGTCGTCGTTCGTAAGCTCCAGCCGTTCAAGTCTGTCCTGGTGCCATCTTGGTGAGACCTGCATCAGTCCGATGCAGCCACCGTTTTCGGCGTCTTCCTGGAACCGGCTCTCATGCCAGGCGATCGCTTCCAGGAACTCCGGAGCGATCTGATAAACTTCGCCCCAGTATCGTGCGGCCTCTTCTACTTCGTTCGGGATGTACTCGTCATCGAGCACCTGGTGAACTATCACGATGTCGGTCTGTTTTGTCTCAGCTGCCTCGATTGCTTCCCAGCGTGCCGCTTCTGCCTCGACTTCTGCCTTGTAGGCTCTGTCGGCTTCTATCTGTTCAAGGACCCATTCCTTCTCGATGGATCGCCTCTCGGCTTGTTCTTTTTGGTATGCCGGACCGAGAAAAACGGCTCCGACCAGTGCGATCACTGTGCCCAGGATGAAACTGTTGGCCAGCGTCTTCGGGTCTTCTCTTCTCATGGGCTCACCCTCTTCCTGGCCACTTCGATGCACGCCTTCGTGAAGCGTTCCTTGTAGCCGTCCGTGTATGTGACCTTGACCTTGATCTCCCTCTTTTTCATCACTGTGCCTCCTCGATCGTGTAACTGCAGCAGAGCTCGTCTGCCCACTCCTGAGCTTCTCGCAGGCTCTCAAAGTCCTGCGGAAGTATGTCCGGATCCTCCGGGAAAACTGTCCAGAATGTTCTCATCCTTGGCCTCCCTTCCGGAGCTCGTCCGCTTCATCCAGGAGCTTCTGCAGCTGTCCGCGTGTCCGTCCGATCGCTTCCTCGAGATCGAAGTTCCTGCTTGCCGTGGCCTGCATGTCCTTGAAGATCCTGATGCCGAACTCATTGAAGAGCCAGGCGACCTGTGCCTTGCCTTTGGTGTTGCTGATGCAAGGATGCCAGGTGTAGACGTACTCGATCAGGTTGTAGTCTTCATCGCTGACCTTCACGTCCATCGGATTGAGTTCTCTGAGGCATGCCTCAAACTCGTGCTTCATCATCTCGATCACCTCCTCAGTCGATGCAGCGCATGATGTCTCGGATCATGGCCGTGCCGGAGTCCATTGAGACGTTGACCTTCTGGAAGCCGTTCTCCCACTGGATGGTCACGAGTTCGTCGTTGTTGTCCAGGATCTCGTACTTGAGAGCCACAAGATCGTGGTGGTTCCTGGTGGCCTGCAAGGTCTTGCAGAGCAGGTCGCAGATGTTCTGTTTGTCTTCGTGTTGGATTGTGTTCATGATTGTGTTGTCGCTCCTTCCTTTTTGCCGGCGTTCCCGCGCCGTTTTGTATACTAACTGCTTACTTCTTTAGTAAAAAAAATTTGCTCGACGGTCGTGCCGAAGAACTCCGCCAGCGCGATCTTCACGTCGTCGCCCGGAACCTTCTGGCCGCTCTCGTAGTACGAGATGGACATCGGCGTGACTCCTACTGCGTCGGCGACTTCCTTCTGAGGTCTGTCGCCTCTGAGTTCTCGGAGCCTTCTGCCGATCGCCTCGGTGTCCATGCTCTGCATCCTCTCACCTCCTTTTGTAAACTTAAAGTGTACTTGATTATAATAAACCGCCAGTTTATAATTGTCAATAGAAAAATAAATTTTTAGTTTATTTCAGGAGGAGGTGCCCAAAATGGCAGAATTTAAGGATCGCGTCAAAGCTCTCCGTGAAGAAAAGGACATCACGCAGGACCAGCTTGCCGAGCGCCTCGGTGTCACGAAGATGGCGATCTCCGGATATGAGAACGGGAAGAGGAAGCCCCGCTTCGATATGCTCGACAACTTGGCCGACGTACTCGATGTTGACATAAACTATCTGACCGGAGCTTCAGATGTTCGCAAGCCCTACCCCAGAATGACAGAGGAAGAGAAGGACCGGATCGGAGCTGACCTGGTCAATGTTGACATATCCGTCGAGGAGCTTGATCTGGTGAACGCATACAGAAAGCTGGATGAGTGCGCGAAGAAGATCATCCGACTGACCGCTCACCTGGATGAATAAAAGAAGGGCGCCGACTGCGGGAACAGCCGACGCCCAGGAGCGAGAACACTGCAAGAAGTGTCTCTACACGTGCACATTATAGCACATTTTTGGCAGTGTTTTCCACAATATCCACATTTATAGGAGGACACTGCCTTGAATTTTGGAATTTACACAAGGAAGTCATACTTCACGGACACATCGGACTCCGTGAAGATGCAGCTGGAGACCTGCGAGGAGTACATCCGCAGGATCTTCGACCAGGTGGACAGCATCATGCCATACGAGGACGACGGCTTCGTCAGGTCGGACATCGATCGCCCGGCCATGAACCAGCTGCGGGAGGATGTAGCGGACGGCCTGATCGACTGCGTGGTGATCTACCGCATCGACCGCGTCTGCTCTGACATGATGGACTTCTGCACCTTCTACACCTTCCTGAAGGAGAAGGGCGTCAAGTTCGTCACCGTCAAGGATGGGATCGACACGACCACACCGATCGGCGAGGCCATGATGTACCTGGCCGTGATCTTCTCCGGTCTGGAGATCGGGAACGATGCCCTCAGGATCCGGGACAACTTGAACCACCTCGCAGCGAGGGGCTTCTGGTGTGGTGGGTCTGCTCCCTTCGGTTATGACATCATAGAAGTCGGCACAGGAGGATCCAAAAAGCACAAGACCATCGTCAAGAACGAAGAACAGCACGAAGAGAAGGAGCGCCTGATCGACATCCTGTTGGATAACAACTTCACGCTCCAGCAGATGGAGACCTACTGCAGGCAGCAGGGCATAAGGAGCCAGAACGGGAAGTTCCTCTCGACCACCCAGCTCCATCAGATCTTCAGGAGCCCGTACTGCTGCCCGGACTCCACTGAGATATACGACTATTATGAGAAAAAGGGCTGCATCATGGACGACGGAAGCCCCCGGGAGCTCTGGGACGGCAAGCACGGCGTCATGGTATACGGTCGGACGAAGGAGATCCGGGTGAACCACAAAAAGAAGCACGTCCAGGCTCCTCCTGAGGAGTGGCGTGTCTCTATAGGCTACCATGAGCCGACCATATCTGCAGAGAGGTGGCTGCAGGTGCAGGATCACTTCGGGAAGAATAAGTTCGAGAAGAAAAAGAAGCACGAGACCACACTCTTGAAGGGTGTGCTCCGGTGTAAATGTGGCCGTCTGATGACCTTGGCCAGGAAGTCACGAGCTGACGGTTCCGTCGGTACGTGGTACCACTGCCCGAGACGAGAACGGGCCGGAGTTGAGGCGTGTGACTGTAAGGCGATCAAGGCGGAGCTCCTGGATGAGGAAGTGCTGAAGATCTTCCGGGCCATCGAGCACGATCCGGAAGTTCTGAAGAAGTACATCAGGGAAGAAAAGAAGACCACCGACTCCGGTGACAAGATAAAAAAGAAAATAGCAGAGACCGAGAAGAAGATCGGGAAGCTGACCGGCGCGCTGGCCACATCAGCAAAAAGCTCCGCGGCGAAGTACATCATCGCGGAGATCGAAGACCTCGATGTTGAGCTCATGAGATTAAAAAGAGAAGAAGCTGCAGCTCTGCAGGAAAAAAGACGGAACGCCCAGAGCCTTCAAAGTGCCGAAAATAAGCGCAAGACCATTATGGAGCTTTTGGCCAACTTTGACAGTTTTACCATGGACGAGAAGAACGAGATCGCGAAGTCCGTCATCCGTGAGGCCACCTGGGACAACGAGACCCTTTTTATTATGCTCTGATGTTCTCGTTTTTATCCTGCGCCCTTCGCGCCTCAGGATAAAAACGAGAAAAGACCGACTCATCAAAACTGATGAGTCGGTCTTCTTTTAGTCTCTGCCCTGCATATAGATCCCTGCAGAGTATATCGCATATATGCCCATCATCGCGAGGGTGATCCCGGTGCCGAGGATCACGAACATGATCAGGGCTATGATCAGCCCGATCATTTGACGTATAAGTTGCCGTTATGGTATGCGGCGATCCATCCGGAAGGGCACCGGATCCAGATGTTCGCTCCGATCTGCTTCACTTCCAAACAGGTGACGACAGTCCCCTTGTCCAGGAAGCCGTCCCTGTCCTTGTCGTGCTTTCGACCGTCAGCCGTGAGCTCGCCGTGTCTCTTCCAGCCATAATTGAGCCCAGGGCCTTTTCTGACCTTCATCTCTGCCTGCAGTGTGTAAGTCTTGCCGACGAGATAGTTCAGGACCGTCTGGGGAACTGTTGGAGCTTCGGCCGGAGCAGTGGCCGGAGTGCTCTCAAAATTATCCCAGGCTGTCAGGTTGTAGTTGTTGACGATCTTCATGAGGGTGTTCACGTAAGTCGAGCTGGTCGCATACCCGTCGGCCTTCAGCATCTCAGCATACTGCTGGGGCGTTGTGGCCGTTTTCAGGTTAGCGTAGCGGCTCCAGTTTATGAAGCCATAATACCCGGCCACGCCTTCCTCCATGCTGTCGTATACCCGGAAGTTATCCCGGATGCTCGTGAGCTGTCCGGGTGTGTACTCTTCCTTGGTGGCCATGTTCACGCTCTTGCCCTTCCATGCAGATCCGCACTTCATCCCGAAGTAGTTGTGGTATTTATAGCCGAGCGAGCTGGTGCCGAAGGCACTCTCACAGCAGGCCTGCGCGATGACTGTGCTGGCTATCTTGTAGCCGCAGTTCTTCGCATACTTCTGGATGAGGGGAGCGATCTGTGCGATAAAAGTGGCGACCTGTGCTGCTGTTGCCCTTAGTCATCGCCTCCCTTCACTAATGTGGTGATGTTCTTGTTGCTCTCCAGCTGTTTGTTGAGCCAGAGAAGTGCTTCGTCCACCCACATCGAGAACTCAACGAAGGGCACAAGACGGACAAGCCAGGGGAACTTCTCCACGGCCATGTCGTACACCATGCGCAGCTTGAGCTGGCCGGTGCCGCTTCCCAGTTCCTTTTCTGCCTTTGTGACGGCCCACTTGAGCCACTCCTGGAGGTTCTCAAGCTGTTGCTCTGTAGGGAGCCCCAAAAACCTCCTCACGGCGTAGATCAGGGCACCGATGACGGCGCCTGCTGCCACGATTAAATACCAGTTATTGATTAGCCATTCCATTGATCAGGATCCTCCTCTCCGTTTATTTTTTCGCCCTGCCCCCACTTGTTGAGGTTTTCCGCTTTGGCCTTCCAGTAGTAGAAGCCGTGACTGGTCGCAGACAGTCCGAAGACTGCCGGGATCAGATAGATCAGCGGCTCAGCGGTCTGCAGAATGAAGACAGCCACGATGGTGCTCACAAGCACCACCGCAGCCATCACATCCGAGACGATCAGGAGCAGTTTTGACGTCTCGATCTTTCTCTTTTTTCTTCTTCGTCTCATTGTTTCTTCTCCAGGTCCTCGATCCGATGGTTCGCGACCTTGATCTGTTCTTCCTGGACGGCTGTGAGCTCTTCGAGCTTGTAGGTCCGCTCGATGACGTTGTTGTGCTTCTCGACGCGCTCCGAGAGAGTCTGGAGACGCTGATCGAGGAGCGCCGTCTGTTTGTCGAGCTGTGCTTCCAGCTTCATGGCCTGGCGGTTCTGAGTGATCAGACAGACCACGATGGCCGCAGCCGCGCTTATAATAGCAGAGATTATCGTTTCCCTTAGGCCGCCCTCCTTAATTCTCAGGATAAGGCAAGCCAGTGATGAGGGTGTACTCTTCCTTGGTGATCTTGCCGGTTCTTACGAAGACAGCGACGTCCTCATCTGTGTATAAGCCCTTGTCGTAGTATCTCTTGACTGTTTTGTAGTATACGCTCATGTTATACCTCCTCTTTTTCGGTGTTTAATAGGATCAGTCCGAGAGTGTCGTCCTGCTCCGCCTGCGTGTCTTCAATTTTTGCCTGGCTCAGCATGAGCATGGCGTTCGCGTCATCGATCGCTTCCTGCTGTTCGAGCAGTGCCGCGTATGTCGGCGTGTTGTACTCTTCCTGCAGAGCTTCGTAGACGTCGGACGAGATCATCCTGCTCTCACATACCCAGCCGGGATCGTCCACACCTTCCATCTCAGGAGCGTCTTTGATGTTCCTGCGCTGGATGTAGGTGTCGGCGTTAAGCTGAGCAAACTGTTCCGGATAGGGTCCGGAGCCCATCTCTGTGGTCCATGGTGTTTTCATGTGCCGCCTCCTTCTGTGCTTTGCTTATTATTCCTTTTAACACTTTAACGTTCACACAGGGCTCGATGTAGGTCTTCCAGACCAGTGACGTCGAGGTGTGCTTGAACCATCCGATCCTGGACATCATCGAGAGCGCCTGGCGTGTTGCGATCTTCCTGGTGCGCTTTAGACGTCCGGCGAAGCGTGTCGCCCGGATCATGATCTTCTTCCTGAGCACGGTCCTGTCTCTGCGGAACACGAAGCCCATGAAGTCGATCGCTCTGCCGATGAGCTCTCCGGTCTTTTTCCGGAAGATGAAGCGGCAGACCTGGTAGTTGTCCTTCAAGCGGAGCCGGATCCGTCCGAGCTCCTGCCGTATAATGCCCACAACGCGGTGAAGGGTCCGTTTGTTGTTTGATACCAGGACGAGGTCGTCCACGTAGCGGATGTGATCCACTCCGGTGCTGACGATCCGCCTGTCCAGCTTCCACAGGACGAAGTTCGCGAGCCACTGGCTGGGATAGAAGCCCAGCGGCAAGCTCTTCGGGAACTGCCAGAAGATCCTGCGCACGAGATAGATGAACCACTCGTCACAGATCAGCTCCTCCAGCATCTCGATCACTATATCCTGGCGGACGCTTTTGAAGAAGTGCCGGATGTCCAGCTTGGCGAAGTATTTGAAGCCCCGGCTGATGAGGCGCTCCATCTGTCGCTTGCCATAAATGCCGCCGCGTTTTGGCATTGATCCGCAGCTGTACTTGTAGGCGTAGCGTGTCACGATCGGAGCGAGCACCTGGATCACTATGTGGTGAACCCACTGCTCCCAGATCGTAGGGCAGAAGATCTCGCGCTCCTTGCCATGCTCGAACACGACCCTCGCTTTGTGTTTTTCCGGCCAAAACTGAAGACCAGGATCTCCTCCCGGTCGAGTCTCTTGTATCATGCGCTGCATTTTATCGACATAATAGTCGAAGTCGGCCTCGATCTTGATGACCTCGCGCCGTGTTGATTTTCCCTTCCGCAGCTTCTTCCAGGCTGCGATGATGACCTCCCGGTCGCAGCATCTCCGGTGTAGGTACTTGTAGGTGCGCAGATTGTCGCACATGCTTCTATTCGCCTCCATCCTTACCGGTACGACCGCCGGAACGGGATGGTCTGCATCGGCTTGTATTTCCACTCATCCCTCCCATAAGGGCGACTGAGCCGTATTTCAACGGCCTGAGGTGTAAATGAACGCGGACGGCACTGCAAACATGTGCTGAATAGATACGCGCGCCCGACTCCGCAGTTCCAGTTGGCATTGCTCGCCTCGTTGTTCAAATTCACGTAGGCAGGGCCATCAATCAAGGCGTTATCCGTATTGCCTAAACGATGGGCCAAAGGGAGCCGAAGCGGCCGTCCGTGTCCCCTATTTTGTTTTTAATTACTTACCATACAGCCGGGGGAAGGCCCCCGGCACCCCCTGGGGTTATGCTGGCGCATAACCCGCAGAAGGAAGAAGCGCGCGCCCGACCCCGCAGCTCCAGGCGGCATTGCTCGCCTCGTTGTCCAAAGCCACGTAGGCAGGGCCATCAATCAAGGCGTTAACCGTACCGCCTAAACGAAGGGCCACACGAGTCCCTGATGCGTTGCCATAAACGCCATCACAGAGAC